CCCTGGTCGGCGGGGCTGGGGGGGTTTAAGGGGCGGGTTCTGTTGAGGGGACCATTCTTGGGTGTTCATCATTGCCGTTAACTGAGTCCGCAACTTTGGGTTTTAAGTTTTCTTTTTTCATATTTTTATTTTTAGACAATGCAAAATTACTAAATTATTTTTATATGCAATAGAACCCAGCATAACAACTTTCAAAACTACTGAGGATTTGATGTGGTTTGCTAGTTCCCTATGCAATTTTATATAGTTTGAATAGCATCACTTTCCCAAGGTTTAAGAGCAATACCTTAAAATCATATATAATTAACACTTTTAACACAACGTATTATGGAAAGATTAACTGACAATCGTATAGCTGAAATAGCTAGAGAGAACGGTATCCATCCTGCTGCTTTGTTAGCAGTAAAACTGGTAGAATCTGGTACTAAGTCTGGTTTCCTGGATTCTGGAAGACCTCAAATTTTGTTTGAGGGTCATGTCTTTTACAAGTATCTGAAAGCCAATGTTAAGTCACTCAACATGACCCAGCTTTGTGCTCAGTATCCTAACATCGTTTATCCTAAGTGGGATAAATCAAAGTACCTCGGGGGAGAGAAGGAGTGGACTCGTTTGGAGAAAGCTCGTGAAATCAACGTGAAGTATGCTAACTATGCTGCTTCTTGGGGTATGTTCCAGGTAATGGGCTTCAACTACAGAAAATGTGGTTGTGAGAGCGTAGGAGAAATGGTTAAACGTATGGAAGAAAGTCAGGAGCAACAGCTTCTATTGACTCTCAACTTCCTCAAAAACTCTGGGCTTATAGAACCTCTAAAGAAGAGACAGTGGGCTACCTTTGCTAAGGGTTACAATGGAGCTGGCTATGCTCAGAACAAGTACCATCTAAAACTGCAGGCAGCTTATAATAACTACCTCAAAACGTTCCCGGCTTAATGAAAAAGTTACGTTTCTTAGGTGTATCAGCTGGTCAAGGTGCTCTTCTGTACCCATTCAAATACCAGCTGATAGCTAACGTAGAGCTTAGAGGAGTATTTCATTCCAAAGGAGAAGAGCAATGGAAGCTCAACTTTGGGGAAATACCCTTTCTTAAAAGCTTAGAACCGGTTCTAAATGAGTCGGTAGATGTGATTATAGGTTCTCCTGACTGTGGTGCAAGCTCAATGATGAGGCTTTCTAAGGTTAAACAGCTCGGTAATCCCAAAGAAAACAAGTCTCTAAACTTGGTTCTTCAGGCTGTTCAGCACTTCAAACCGAAAGTTTTCATGATTGAGAACCTACCCCGGTTAGTATCATTACTACCTCAATCGTTTTTCGAGGAAGCTTTACCGGAATACAAGATGGTTTATCATCACTGCTCCGTATCTGAGTATGGTAATTCTCAAGTATCAAGGAAAAGGTTAGTCATTATAGGCATAAAAAAGAGTGAGAAGAAACTCTTAAAAGCTTTCGATAAAGTTTTCTTAGTAAATGAATGTAAACTTACTAGAAATTTACTGGAAGATGCCTATTACAAGCATAATAATTCCAATTATATGCCACCGTTGGATAAAACCCTGGCGATGTATGACTACCGGAAGCTTCCAAAGAAAAAGAACCTTACAGTGAAAGAGATACATAAGCTCTGGAAAACTGATTTCAAAGATGAAAAGAAGTGGCCTATCAAAACTACTAAGATGTCTACTCTCCCAGGAGTATATAGATTGGAGAAAAACAAAGCTCCTCTGACGTTAAGACCTGCAGATAGACAGTTTAGACCCGATGGATGGCCATTAGGAATCCAGGATTTCAAGAATATCATGGGATTTCCTGAGTCATTTAAGGTTTATATGGACCAAACTGAATACCTTTACTGGTTGAATAAGGCCCGTTATACTTTGGCTAAAGGTTCGGTTTATCAGGTTGGTATATGGTTCAAAAGGTGCCTAAAAAAGGCCTCAAAAGGTAGTAAAAAGTAAGCTCTTCACCTAGATGTTTAATATAATATATTATATTAGTAAATCCTTAATTTCTTGTTATATATCCCTCGTATATGCGCGCGGTAAGAATATATACCTTAACAGTATATATATCTTACTATACGTGTTAAGGGGAAGGTATAATAAGAAAATCAAAGATTTATTCATCTCGGCAAGCCTCGATGAGATTGCCTCTCCGAGGCAATCGGAAGTATAAATTTGAAAACCTAAGTGAAATGAATACATTCATAAAAATCCTGAATGGCATAAAAGAGAAAATCAGAACATACCCTAGTATCACTCTATGCCTTCTCATACTGTTACTTGGATGTACTATATATCTTTGCTTACGGACAAATTCGTTATTGCATAAGATTCCAAATAACTCTCAACAAGTTCCTGAGGTTGTAGTAAACACAAGTAATGGTGATACACAGACAAAGACGTCAATAGTTGCCAATAAGAATCTGTTCACTCCTGTACCAAGTTTTTCTCAAAAGTTACTTCCTAATCGGATAATTTATTGGGAAACTAAATCTGTTTTACCAAAAGAATCTCCTCAATCAAAAGTAGATACCGTTAAACGAGATACTACTAAGTTACCATACTTAAGCGGTTTCTTTTATAGGGATTTCTTGGGAACTACTTTGGTACCTCCTTCACTATCTAGGTCTAACGATTCCGTGGTTCAGTTCTTGGTAAATAGGAAAAACTTAACTCTAACCACTTACAACCCTACAGCTAACAAGTTCTCAACTAATGAGTGGGATTTGGATTTTGATAGGTACAAATACAATTGGCAACCCTCTACTGGATTAACCCAGGAAAGGAATAGGTATCTTTCAATACAACCTTATATCAAGGCAGACTATCAACCCATACATTCCGTGATGAACCTTGGAACAGGGATATCCTTCAAGACCAGGAAATTAGATTATAACATCGGAATCAATCTAAATCACGATAAAAGGCTAAATAAAAACCTTTACCTTGATTTGGAGCTTTCCATAATTTACTACCCGATTAAATGGCAAAAATAGAGTTAAACGCTGGTAACCTGTCATCAGAACAGGTAAAAACATTAGCCAGAGTTGTCCAGGACGTATTCTATTTTAGCTTGTTTATCTTTGTAGTGCACCCTGTACGTGGTAAAGTTCGATTCGAGCTTTATCCATATCAAAAATCTGTACTTTACCAGTTTGTCAAAGATAGGTTTAACATTATACTAAAATTTAGGCAGGCTGGTATTACTGAGCTTATATCCATGTACTGTCTTTGGTTAGCGATGTATCATCCTAACAAGAAGATTAACATTATCTCAATCAAGGACACCACTGCAAAGAAAGTACTTAAGAAGATTAAGTACATGTACAAGAATCTTCCTTCTTACTTGCAAGTACCGATAGTAAACGGTAGAACTGGAGAATATGGCTCAGCCTCAATGATAGAATTCAACAACGGTTCTTTCATAGAATCTATACCTACTTCTTCTGAAGCAGGTCGTTCTGAGTCTCTGTCATTGTTGGTTATAGATGAGGCTGCTATAGTCCGTTGGGCTGACCAAATTTGGGCTGCAGCTTTCCCGACACTGTCTACTGGTGGTTCTGCCATCGTAAACAGTACTCCTTACGGTATTGGAAACTTCTACCACTCTAAGTGGGTAGATGCCATTGCAGGAGGAAACGAATTTACTCCTATACGTTTGTATTGGAAGATGCACCCAGAACGAGACATTGATTGGTATAACCAGATGTCTACTGCTTTGGGTCCTAAGAGAACGGCACAGGAGATTGACGGAGACTTTCTTTCATCAGGTAATTCAGTATTTGACCTGATGGATATTAAGGCTATTGAGGATTGCTTAAGCGAATTTCCCATAATAAAACGTAGGTATAATGGTCAGTATTTACAGTTCAATGAACCTGAACCAGATAAAGATTACTTCATAGGGGCTGACGTTGCTACCGGTAGAGCTACTGACTACTCCTCATTTACCTGTATGGATAAAGTTGGAGAAGAACAAGCTGTATACAAAGGTAGAATGTCCGTAGATAAGTATGCTAGACTCCTTGGAGATACTGGACAATTGTTCAATTGGGCTACGCTAGCTCCAGAATCTAACGATGTTGGACTAGCAGTAACATCTATGCTTCAGGCAGAGGGTTATCCAAAGCTTTACTACTTCCAAAAAATGGTAAAGAAAAAGGGTAAAACTCGACCTGAAGTAGATACGGCTCCTGGATGGCTGACCACCAGCAAAAACAGACCAGTTATAATAGATGGTTTAGAAGCTGACATACGTAACGATGTCATCACTTGCAAAGACCCATTTTTTGTATATGAGGCTAAAACTTTTATCTATGATTCTTTGGGCAGACCAGTTGCTATGGGTAAGCACAAGGCTAATAGAGAAGGGGATGACTCATTATCAGAAGATACTTATGCAGATGATGACATCATGGGAAAAGCTATATGCAACCACATACGAAAAGGTAAACAAAATGTAATAATTCAACCACGATGAAGATTTTCGGATATAACATTTCGGTGACCAAGTCTGAGAAGACTCCTCTTAGTCAGACGGCTGGGGAACGGACGAACTCAGATAAGGTTACCGGAATTACTCCGGGAAGAGTATCTGTCCCGGATGACAATCTCGGTTCGGAAATATATACTTTGAGGGACTTCACTTCTATGGTGAACCCCTCTTTTCGTGTTGAAATTATTCAGCTTATTCGTAACCTATATAAGGTAAACCCAGATGTTGGTAAAGCAGTACGAGATATGTATCAGCTAACTAACACTGGTCATCAGGTCCTTTTTCCTAATAACAGTGACAAGGAAGCTAAGGAAATGAATGACCACCTTTCAAAGGTTACGAAGAAGTGGTCTAACTATACGGCAGGTATAGATGGGTTGGTAAATAGGATGGTAGTTCAAGCTTTTATCGGTGGAGCTATATCTATCGAGGGAGTACCAAATCAGGACTTAACTGGTTTGG